ACAAACTTGCAAGCCAGCTTATTGCTAATCGGGGTCAGCCCAATGAAGCAGTTGAATAAATACTGACCTCCCTTATCTGGGCCACCCTTCGTGAATAGCATCTCCTGTATGATCTTCTCACACGTTAGCTTGTTAACACCACGGTAAGAGTGTCGGAATGTGGTGAAGTGGATATGCGCAGTCTTGACTCTGACATGGTTAAGCCAGCCAAAGACACACAGTTTATTATCGTAGAAGCCAGTCATAATGATATGGTCTGGGTTATTGATGAACCGAAGCATGGAAATATGGTCAGTTATGTCCATGCCTCGGAAGATTATGCGTGCCATCGGGTCTGTGTTGATATTGTCCCACAAGAACTTACCAGCGTCCGCATCAAGATATGGAGCTGATCGTGTAGAGTGGTACATGGTTTTAATGTCGTTAAGGTTATATTCCTTATTGTTCTCCAAAACTTATTCTCCTACTGCAATATAACTCAGTGTGCCAGACGCAAGTTGTGCAAAAGTTCCTTGGTAGCTAGTCATGGAGTTACAGGCGCATTCAGCAATAACGCTTGTTTCGCCACTATTAGACTGCATTAAGCCAAGGGATATTTGAACAGAATGTGTGCCCTGATTGAGGTTAGATATAACACATGACCACGGGAGCGTTGGTACAGCCTTGAAAGCGTCGTCGTCTATAAACACATTAGTCTCATACTTTGGCACGCCATCTATATAGACTATAACCTTGAGGTTAATATCTTTTGGCAACGCATAACTAACAGTAAGCCCGCCTCCAGTCATGCTATATATAGGCCGATAAGCACGGAGAGTGCCGCCAAGATATATCTGATTCGTTTCTGGTGCAGTGTTCCAAGTCGGGGACCAATACCAATACCATTGATAGCCGTGCGGCTCCATCTTTGTTAACTGTCCAAAGAACGCATTTGGATTGCTCATAATAACGCCATCAGACAGAGATAGATTTGCGACTGGCGTAAACTGCACCACGCCATTGGACGAGCGAGTAATCCCCTGTGCTTCACAATTTATCTTTTGATTATATCCAGCATAGTTCTTATTAAACGTCTGCAAGCTGTGAGGCGATACAATGATCTTCGGTGTAGACTTCCAAATGCCTGGGACCGTTACTCTAACATTGTTTGCGCAACCACCACCAGACTCAATGCGCTTCAAAGAATTGTAGAGCACATGAGTCGAGCCGTTCCAGTACATGAAGTTGATGTCACCTTCGGCAAGGGAGCAATAATCAACACCATTGAGATCGGCCTGACCAACAATAGTCCCATTGTCAGGCGCAACAATGATCTGGTCAGTTGTCGAGTCGAGTATAATGTTGTTGTTACCAACCGTTAGTTTTCCACCTTCCTGCAACTTAATACTGGATGTGGCTTGGATGTTGTCACCGTTGATAGCATTGGCCGCAACTTTTCCAGCGGTCACAGCACCAGCGCCTATCTTGTCAGCAGTGATAGACTCAGCATGTAGGGCGCTTCCAATTATCGTACCATCTATAATGAGATTTCCGCTAATACCTACGGAAGGCGTGCCATTGATATTGCCAACCGCAAATACAGACTTGCCAGTAGTTAGACCAGCGTTAGGCTGTATAATCTTAAAGCTGTCCGCAACGATGGTATGGTTAGTTAAGTAACGGTCATCGTCCATAAGCTCGGAGAGCATAGAGTTAATACTCTGTGCAAACTCGCCAGCTATAAGTTCGCCACCCATGAGATTGTTTGGTGTCCACAATGAATAGTTTCCAGATGTGTCAACAGCCCTAATCCAATAGTAGTAATTAAGCCGTGGCGATACACCCATGAGCGTGATAGTCTGCGTCGGTTTCGTTGCAATGCCAACACACTGCGCTTGCGTCCTGTCCTGTACCTCTGACCGCCATATCTCAACGTGGCTAAGGTCCGATTCTGCGGGGTTAACCCAGGTCAATGTGTGTGTGAGGGTGTCGTTCTGGATAGCGAGGTTTGTGGGAGGGGAGGGCGGCGTTGCATCAGCTCCACCGCCAGGGTCACTCGAACCACCACCGCCGATAATGACGGTATTGCCAGCACCGCCACCACCCCCCATAGCCCGAAGCTGCCTCACTGTGACAAAGCGTTCGTCTTGGTCGCGGGTATGACCCTCACGCAAGTCGAGCAAAGTCTTTACTTTTTCGAGGAAGTCGGGAGCAGATGGGGAGGGGAGTGTTGGTGTTGGTCTTGTCAGTATAAAGTCAGAGTTAGCCACCGTTGATGCTCCTTATAGTATCGGCAAGCTGCACGCTGTAGACCTCGCCAGTGCCGACCGTCTTAAACTTGCGCTCGTGCGCCTTGTGTCCAGCGGGCAGACGGAACACTGTTGGTCCTGTCAAAGACAGTGAAGCCACTTGACCATCATCGTATGTGAAAATGTCAGAGCCAACCATGTTGACCATGCCTGCGCCCAGGTTTTCAGCGAGAGGCGAGAAGAAGGTTTTACTCTGCCATGTGTGTGTTAACTTACTAACACTCGTGCCATACCTGTAGAGCTTCCTTGTTCCAGCGTCATTCACAATGAGGTAGAGCATATCGTTCTTAATATCGACATTGCCGCCCATAATCGTACCAGCCATAGCTGTGGACAGGTCAAGCTCAATGAGAGTGGGATACTTACTGCCACCAAGGAACGCCTTGAAGTCTATGATGAAGCCCTTAGCCGTGCCGTGGAAGAAACCATAGTACCGCCCCTTGTGCGCGAAGCCGATGATATTCTGTGGGCCAAGTGCCTGCCAGTCTTCCTCAGACCAGATAGCCTCTGTGAGTAAACTAACACCGTTGACGTTGCAGATTGCAAGGCCGCGCTTGGATGCGAAAACTACACAGTCCAGCATAGACACGATGCTACGCTTACTCAGACACGGAAAGCTCTCAGGGTAGTTATACTGACTCATGGCCCGTGGGTCGATACCGTTAAGCATCACGGGCTTGCCATCGGTACAGACAACAGTAGTCTGCCCAAAGTGACCAAGGCCAACAATGTTACCTGTGACGCTGAACATATTGCTAATCGGCCATGCGTATGGGTAGTACGGCTCAGAGACGTAGACTTCATTGCCACGAAAACCAGCAAGGAATCCGTTGCCAATGTAGATCAAACCTTTGAGGTCATCGGGTGGATTAATCCACGTTTCAGTCGCGCATGTCTCGCCAAGGTTCGCCGTCAGAGTAGTATCCGTATATGTTGTATCGGCTGCGTTGATCTCAGCCACAAACTGAAAGGCTGCACCTGTAGTGCCCACCGCAAGCCTATAGATGCGCTTCTTTGTAATCTCCTGATCGGCATAGGCTGGAACGGAGAATCCACCAAGGGCAATGTCCAGGGCGTCGTATATCTCAAAGACGGCGCTTACTGGACTAGGCGCAGACTCTTCGCCCCATACTGTGACGTAAGTGTAGTAGTATGCCACCGTAGCCACGACGGTTGAGCCGCTAAGATGATCGCCACTAGCCGTGATAGGATCAACGGGAGCCTGGATACCAAGCCGTCTCGTAGCTGGCAGTAGGGTGGTCGTAGTCTTCTTGGGTAATGCACCATCAGTAAAGTAAAGCCGACCAGCAGAGTTCTCAACAGGAGACTCTACAATGTCGCAGTCGCCATCAAACTGATAGGGCGTGCCGTTGTAGAAGTAGACCGAACCTGTGTTGGGTGTTAAGTTTTGAACGAAGGCGGGAGCCTTGATACTCGCAATGGTTCCCGCCTCCAATTCACAGTTAATGGCCTCAGTAGCCATATTGTCCTCAAGTAAGCGCGGATCGACTAGTTTCACCGCGCCCGTGAAGTTGTTGATATAGATGCTATTTGGCATAAGTGTGATCCTTAAAGTTCAGCGTCGGCATAACCGCCCATGGTATCAGCCGTGTTAATTGCGCTGATTGCCCCTGCGGCTGACGCTACAGCAATTAACAAGAAGCCGCTTTTATGTGGGCTATTAACGATCACACTAGAGCAATTTTGCAGGGACATCACTGGTAGCACAATTGTTGGTGTGCTCCGCATAGTAACTGGGAATATGATTGGCACAGATGTTCCAATACCAGCGAGTGAATATCCAGCCTGTATGCCAAAGTTATTTGATGCACCGCCTATTCTTTGATGATACCTCTGACACAACGCCAACTCATCCGCTATATGTCTCTGCTCAAACGGAGTAGCTATCTCGCCTTCCTCAAGCTGTACTTGCGCTATATCGAAAGTGCCAGACTGTTGACCAAGGCTTGCAGACTGATCGTTAAAATTAGAACCAGCGTCAAACCAAAAACTTATTTGAAGCAAATCCATACCATCTGTGCCAAGAGTCTTGTCAGCTATACTTGGTAAATCAACAGTGATAATGTATTTTTGCCACGTAGTATTTAGCGTTATTTTTTCTGGCCCAATAGGGTTCACTGGGCTAGATGGCGTCCCGCCATTTCCAAAAGACTGTTTAAAAGAAACTGCCATGGGTTTAGAGGCGTTGGCTTTTGCCCAAAAAGAGAGCGTAGCCTTCATGCCCGCAAGTGTTCTTACCCCCTCTATATGGTGCTGAATGCTTGCTAGATTTCCAGGCCCAGCGACGGATGTAACCACTGTGCGCATATAGTATGTCGGATTGCCAGGAACTTCAGCTTGCCCCATAGCAAATGGCTGTCTTGAAACTGCCTGGGTAGTGCCAACACTGTAGCACATCCACCGATCTGCGCTACCATACCCATTCGCCGTCTGACTTGTTCCCCTCTGCCATATGTCAAAGTTCCCATTGATGATCTTGTTTCTATTACTAAAGGGCAGGGCTGTTATACCCTGCCTTACTTTCGTTAATGCCATATAGACCTCCCTGCTACTGCGTCACGGGATTATATACCCACACTTCTGTTTGCGCCTGACCAGCAAGTCGCAGTGCCTCCATAAGCTCTGCTTTAGTACACTGTGTAGGGGTGTTGTCAGCCAGAACCCACAAGATCGTTTCGGTGTCATTCATAGCGACGATACTACGGGACATGCGCCCTTGGCTGATCTCGTCGCCATCGAATACTTTGTCCCCTACAGTGACCTTGATATTGTCTACGAGCCGTTGGCGTTCCATCTTCCAGGCCATCCGCAATTCCTCTTCAGTAGGCGGGTCTACAGGCTGTGGCGTGTTGCCAGCAGCAAGCCACTCTTGGTACTCGGAGTAATCTCTATTGCCAGGAGCGAGTGGAATATGTGCGCCATCAGAGAGGCGAATGACTGAAGTATTGTCTTTGGTAAGTTTATACATGATTGACTCCTGTTATATTAAAGCTCAGCATCTATGCTATAATTGACACTGACGCACGTTGCGCCAGTAGTTACAGCAATCCATGAAAGCATACATCCATATACATCGACGCCTACTACATTAGCCGTACTGGCATTAAGTGTATAATCGAGATATGTGAATATTACCGTTGGTGTTGTTCTTTTTCGTTTAGAGAAAGAGAAGACTTGACGCACACCGCTACCGCCAAGCTGATATACCAATGGATACTTATTGCCTGCGACTTCGTAATATCTTAAACACAAATCAGTCTCTTCACCTAGAGTCCTCTGTTCAAACGGTGTTGCAATTTCACCCTCTTCAAGCTGGACTTGTGCTATGTCAAATGTTCCCGACTGCTGGCCCATATTCGAGGTGCGTGAAGCAATATTAGCACCTGCATCAAACCAAAAGCATAGCAACAGGCAGTGACGCCCATCAGTACCAAGAGATTTTCCAGCGATGGATGGTACGTCGAAAGTTACTATATACTTCTGCCACACGGTAGTCAGGGCAAAGAGCTGCTTGCCTATGCCAGTAATAAAAGCAGAGGGCGATCCTCCAGACCCAAAAGACTGCGCAAGGTCTACGGCCATATTCTTGTTCGCGTCAGCTTTCGCCCAAAAAGAGAGAGTAGCCCTCTTTCCTGCAAGGGTCCGAACATCCTCAATTTTTTGCACCAACGCAGAATAATTTCCAGCACCAGCAACAGAGGTAACTACATTGCGTATAAAGTATGTTGGATTATGCGGAACCTCAGACTGACCTAATGCAAAAGATTGTCGAGAGATGGTGTTTAGTGATCCAACACGCTCAGAAAGCCATCTATCAACACTGCCGTATCCATTGGCAGTCTGACTCGCCGCCCTCTGCCACACATCAAAGTTGCCATTGATGATCTTGTTCTTACCACCAATAATATCGTTAATAGCAACACAAGTATCTTTGGCAGCTACAGCCTGATCCCTCAGTCCCGTCAACATGCTTTCGCCAGCCATTGTAACCGACACAACTTCCCACGATGTTAGTTCGCTAACAGCCTCGCCAACTTTAATGGTGTACTGGTCAACGAATGTGAGGGTATTACGCTCCTGCTTAACGCCAGACAGATAGACGGCCACGTTGCCCAAGACGGGATCGTAAGCCCAATCAAGGGTAATTGTGTCCTCACCGCTCTGAAGCACACCCTGAGACGACATGACGCCAATAGACGCGGCCGCAAGTTCCGCATTGGTCGCTGATGTAGCGGCGGCAGTTGCGCTTGCGGCAGCAGCATTCGCCTTCGTCGTTGCCGTGGTCGCAGAGTTGGCGGCGTTAGTGGCTGATGTGCTGGCAGACGTTGCGCTTGTAGCGGCGGCGTTCTTATGACTCAATGCAGTCGCAGCACTTGCCGCAGCCTTAATTGCATGGTGCTTGGCAGAGTAGCTAGACCCCTCAACATAGACATTCTCGCCATTGTCAGCCCAGGCCTTAGCTTTATCGCGTGCGGTCTGTGCCTCATTGCGATACGTTATTGCAGAGTCCCTAGCAGCGTCAGCGCCAGTCTTAGATGTAGCAGCAGCAGACGCGCTATTGGCCGCGTTAGTTGCAGATGTGGCAGCTTCAGTGGCCTTTGTGTTCGCAGTGGCGGCAGAGGTAGAAGCAGCTCCAGCAGACGCAGCAGCATTGCTTGCAGACGTGCCCGCCGTAGTGGCAGAGTTGGCAGCAGCCGTCGCGCTATTCGCTGCATTAGTAGCAGACGCGGCGGCGTTAGACGCAGATGTAGCGGCCTCACTTGCCTTGGTTGTTGCCGTATCTCTAGACGTTGCCGCAGACGTAGCAGATGCGGCAGCTTTGATGGCGTGATGTTTGGCAGAATACTTTCCAGTCTCTACGGCCACATTCTCATTCTGTTCGGCCCAAGACTGAGCCTTATCCCTTGCAGCCTGAGCATCAGCCTTATGTGTGCCAGCCAGATCACGAGCGGCTTCGGCTGCAACCTTGGCTGTGTTTGCGTCAGTCGCAGACGTTGCGGTATTAGCCTCGTGGGTGGATGCAATACTTGCGCTTGTCGAGGCAGCACTCGCGCTTGCACTCGCCTCATTCGCCTTGGTCGAAGCGATACCAGCCTGAGTAGTTGCAATGCCCGCCTGATTACTGGCAGTGTTTGCGTAGTTACTAGCATTGGTTTCACTGAGAGAAGCTGCGTCACGCGCCATAATAGCATCATTGGCGTACTGCGCAATTTCCAGGGTAAGAATCTGTCCAGCACCGCGAAGTTCGTAGCGGTCAAGTTCCGCAACCTGATGAAGAGAACAGTCATAGTTTGGAATGGAAGCAAACAGGTTGATTGTTTTTCCATTGCTATGAATGATCTTGAACTTATATTCAGAGGATTCCGTACCAAGCTCGTTAGGGAAGAGGGCGATTGTGCAATTGCCACTCGCATCCGTCAAACCGCTATACTCATCTGGCACGACAAATCCATTATAGCGCTCAGGTGTCATTAATTTTGCAATGACCTGCGCGTTAACGGCTGGTGTACCATCCTGTTCGTGGACGGAGATTAGAACATTAACAGTTGGGATCGACATTATTGCAATCCTCCTTACTACTCTAAATCTATAACGGAAGTGGCTGTGTTACCCATAACCCTACCCGTTCTCGCGTACCGCTTAGCCTTTGCCACTCCATTGCGATACAGGGAGTATGCACTTGCCGCAGTTCGTGCATTACCCCATTCCTCATTCGACATATTTAAGAGCATCGCCTGTGCTCCGAAACCAATAACCTCTGCCCAATCTTCATAGATAAAAGACGGGCACGACGTAGAGAGCCGCGAAGGCTTTAGCGCAACGGTTGCCGTAATAACCTCATCGGTAGAAAACGGAGTGACAACCTCAACAGTGCTTTGCCTTACAATATAATGCTTTAACGGCTGAAGCTCTGAGCCATCGCTAGTTGTTAACTTGCTTACGCCAGAGAGCTTAGTCCCGTTTGGTACTTCGAGGTCAAACTCTGCAATTCCAGCCTTCAGTAATGTTCCATCAAGGACAAGCTCGTATGTCTTTGTCTCGTCACAGAAGTCTATTACCGTATCTCTAATGCACCGCTTTGCCGTTACTTCGGGCACGCCAGGGATATGTGGAACAACGTACTCCAAGAAGGCGGAGTAATCAGTCATTGTGTATGCTATCTGCACAGCCATTACTTATTACCATCCTTCGGTTTAATTGGGTACTTCTTGTCGGAGCCAAACGATCCATTAAGCTCGGCGGTAAACGCTTCGTAATGATGTGTTGCACGAACTAAGTCCGCGTCGGTGTTGTCACCACTGTATATCTCATATAGAACCCAATGAATTGCAGGGGAAACATACTTGTCTTCGAGGGGAAACTGATCGTTCTTCGTTGCAATTACGGTGGGCTTATTGGACATTGTTGCCATTACCTTCAGCCCGCCAGCAGGAATGTGTGGATAAACATAGAAGGAACGCGGATCGTCCAACTTATCATACGCATAGCAATCAACGGCGGTGCCAGTAGCCGCGACGAGACTAATAATATTCTTAAACTTAGTCTGGCGCACAGGCTTTCCGACCGCATTAAGGTCATTGGTGTTATACAGAATGTTGATAAGTGACAGGGCGCTACTTGGAATAGACTGCTTAAATCCCTCCGCAAGTGTAAGTACGGAAGTATTCGCTGTTGCGTCTGGCCTGACCGATACTATCTGAGCCACTGCGTTATTAAGGTAGTCCAAAAAAGAAGGGGCAGCGGGGTCCGTATTCTCCCACTGCCACCTACGCGGCTCCCTCAAGTCTTGCAGTTTACCAGATATATCTAAGAATATCTTGGAAACTACCATTATTAGCCCCCGCTACTAGCTAACAATAGAATATGTCTGAGGCTTAAACTTACGTCTGATACGCTGCCCATTCTCCAGGGTGTCAATGCGCCACTCGAAGGACTCATCAACAATGGCAAGTACCTCGTCTGGCACATCCACTTCAACGTCGCGTGGATAGTGGTAGAGCTTGCCATTAAGTCCAACAACAACAGCGTCTCCCGACTTCTCAGCGGTATTGTGAAAGATCACTCGCTTGGTCTTCTTATACAATCCGCTATTCTTGAGGTATTCGCGGACACTATTGACTACTTCGCCACGATTAAATGCCGTAGCGTCATACTCAATTTTCAATTCGTCAGCCATCGCCATCAGGTCTTCGTTCTTTGCTTGGTGAATCTTTTTAATATCAACCTGAGAAAAATCATAAGCCATACAGATAAAACCTCTATGTTAGTTAGTTTACAGTTAGTGTTAGATAAAGATGAGAAAGCCCCACAAAGGCCAGTGCCAATGCGGGGCTATAGCTCAAGTGTTGTTAGTTAATGGCGGCACACTCGGCGCGAACCATCCAAGACTCGTTGAGGATAATCGAACCACTCCAAGCCTTCCAAGAAACGTGACCGCGCTGAGCCAGAGGATCACTGTCAGAAGGCTTCGGGTTGACCACCATTGGGGTAATCGAACCAGCTCCCTTCAGCGGGACCAGACCGTAAGCGTCCTTCGCCAGGAAGAACATCGGGTAAACGTCGGCACTGGTGCCAGAAGTGGAGATCATCGAACCCTTAGCTCCACCAGCGTCAGCCCAGGACTCGACAACGGTGGAAGTCAGGTAACGAACGTCCTCGACCTTACCAAGCTCAGTCTCCCAAGCGGGCATGGAGCCGTACTTTTCAGCAGGCACAAAGCCGCTCATCTCGCGGATAACTGGCTCCATATCGGGGTGACACACGCACACAAAGGCAGGAGCGATAGGCTCGGTGCCGTAAGCGGCGGTGGACTTCACGACGCTAGTGATCGGGCGGGCCAGGTTACGCTTGAGGGCACGCACGATCTTGCGCTGCAAGCCGATGGTCATAGTACCCACAACCGCGTCACGGGTGGACACGAGGGCATCAGCGGCACCAGCACGGAAGACGTTCTTGCCAGTCAGGAGCTTCTGAAAGCGAGTCTTCTCAATCAACAGGGCGGCCTGCTCAGCGAGAATAGTGGTAGCTTCCTTCAGCACGTTGTCTTCGTGCGTATCCATAATAACGTCGGTAATGGTGATCTTATCGCCGTACTGGCTCAGGGCCGCGCTAATGTCCTCAGAGTTGAGGAACGATCCATCAGGCGTAACACCCTCAGTGAGCTGGTGAGTAGCAGGGTCAAAGTTACCAGACTTCAGATACTCAGCGGGTGTGTAACCGTCAGAGAAAGTAGTCTTCAGAAAGTACCGACGAAACTTGATGGACTGAGTAGAGTTGGAAGGCAGCGGCTTGGTCTGTCCAAACTTCTCGAAAACAAGGTAAGGCATAGCCCTATCCAAAAGCTCCTTCACAACAAACGCGGCGGTACGCGGAGAAATGTCACCGAAAGCGCCAGGGGTGTACTTAGTAATATTAGCCATAGTAAAATCTCCTATAGCCCCTGGTCATCAGACTGTTAGTTTACTTACCTAGCAGCTCCCTCCAATGCAGCCTTCCAAGCTCCCTCAAAATCATCTGCCTCAATCTTAGGCGTGTGGGTGTGTGGCCCACTGGACTTGGAACGCACTGCGGGTGCAGGTTTTTGTCTAACCGCTTGACCATTAGGGCGTTGAGAATCTGACGCGGTAGTATCTGCGCCGTTCTCTCTTGTGTTAGTATTAAGTTTTCCAGTTTCCTTCTTGTACTGCGTAATGAGGTCAACGACCTCCTGAGCGTAGCCCTGTTGATAGACGCGCTGCATTGCAGGCTGAATAAATGCGGGCTGCTCTTCAATCCACTTCTGAAGCTCTCCACTCTGAACAATGTCATTGAAGTCGCTATGAGCCGTGGTAATAATGCGGTTATGCCGTTCGAGCGCAGTCTCTTGCACGGTTTCCGCAATGGGAGAAATTGTCTTATTAAAGCGCTCTGTAAGCGAACTAACAACCTCATCTGTGCGTTGCTTGGTAGCCTTCTCAATCATCTTCTGGATTGGGCCTGCCAATTCGGGGAACTCTTTAAGGAACTCTGAGACTGCTTCGTCAGCCTCTTCCCCTTCCTGCTTGGTTGCAGTTACCTTACTTGCTGTTTCAACCTTCGCTGTAAGGTCGGCAATCTGTTGCTGAAGTGCCCTAATCTCCCTGTCTTTCGCAGAGAGACGACCGTTCCAAGAGCTTGTCCGCTGTACTTCCTTCTCGTACAAGACCTTATAGTCTTCAGTGCCAGCCTGATTGCTATTGGGGTCGCTATCTCCTACTTGACTATCACCATCATTCTGCCCGCTATCCTGACCATCGTTAGTATTGTCAGGGGCGCTACCGTTTGTGGTGCCATCAGTGGTGCCTTCAACGCCTACAATATCATCTCCGCTGTCCGCACTGGCCGAAAGCCCGTTGGCTTCCGCAAAAAGGTCATCGAAACTATACTCTTTCTCTTCACCATTGCCGTCAGTTTGACTTGTGCCTTCGCCGTTCTTCACAAAATCTTTACTCATCTAAAGAAAAAACCTCCTGACGGGTCCATACAGGGTGTCCGTCGTGTGTCTAAATTGTTATAGGGCAGCTCCTACGTTATCGAAGTAAAAGCGATGTGACATTTAGAACAAATTGTGCGTTCTTGATAATTATTGCGACAACCTATTGGCATTATTGGGCAGGCCAGTTGTCTTAGAGTAGCTGTTTATGAGATCGGTTAAGGCCCTAATCTTGCCCTGTATAACCCGTATTTCCCATTGATCTTCAGCTAAAACAAGTTCCTCTGACAATCGGGCCACAATATGACGCACATCGTCCACTACGGTAAGGAGTACGGCGGTTCCACCGTACCCCTTAATGGTTGCAAGATGTTCTTTAGAATGAGGCAGCATTGACTAAACTCTCCCTTGTTGCAGCGCTTGCAGGGTCATCAAGCCCGCCAATATGCTGAGCCTTTACGGCCTGTTCAAGCTGCTTGATATAGTTCTGAAGCTCGTCGATAGCCTGTTGCATGGTAGCCATCTGCTGCTGAACCTGAGCGTTACGCTGTTGCTCCATTGCGATAACGTCATCCGTCTTAACCGCACGGTCCCCAAGGTCGAGGCATCTAGCAATTTCGCGTTGGAGGTAAGCACGGTCAGTGAGTGGGGCATCAATCGGGTTGGCCGTGTGTTGCAGGTAGGTAATAAGTTTCTCTGCTCGAACCTCACGGGCAATGAGAGAGGCACTACCTTGAGCGTCAACCTCGAAGTCTCCCTTCACGCTCGGATCGTCACCAAGCTCCATGTTCCAGTAGTACATTGCTCGGATGAACGGCTTAACCACTCTGTCATCCAGGGTCCGCACTTGGTCCTTAACGACCGTGATAGAGCTACCCATGAGCATGGAGAGGCCACCCATTGTACGGCCAGCTCCCTGGACGCCCTGACTAGAACCGTGCAGGTACTTAGGAATGGAGGTTGCCTCGTCTGCGAGAGAGCTGAAGAGGTTGATGAGCTGGATGTAGAGCTGCGCATGAGACGGCACTGTATGCACCCTGACGGCTGGATGCTGCGCCTCGATGCCACGGCCACCCCTGTAGACGTTTGTAAATGGCAAGAGGTTGTCAGGGTTCTGTCCAGGCATGAGCATGTCTTCGTTAATCTCATAGATCGGACCAGCACTAGCGGCGGTATTGTCCAAGAGCGCACGCACCGAAGCATTAAAGAGCCTCTGAGGGTCACGCATAATGACTGGAATACCTTCACCCCAAATGCTAGTCTCATCCTTTGCGAAGTAGTACCAGTAATACGGGATACCAATGCTCTGGATCGGAGAGACTTCAAACTTGATAACCTTGTCCTGCAAGAGCCAGACGTTTACAAAAAGCTCCATGCCTTCAAGAATCTCTGGAACGTCGGCACCACTCTTTCTAATGTCGTCAGCATCAAGTGTTCCCCAATACTCCAATACCTCGTATCGCTTGTCACGAGAGGTCAGGAGGCCCTGTCTATCGTCTCCCTCTCTGTCTGTGTCGAGTGTCCTAAGTTCCTGCTCAAAGTTTTTATAGACGGCTGTGCCATCCTTATGAGCAACAACAAACTCCCTGATAACGTCAGCATTGAAGTCTTCCCTATCAGCAAGAGCCATAAGATCGGACCTAGACATAACGTGACGCTGAAAGACGTAGCGTAGATCGTCGGGGTCTGTAGCGGACATATCGGGGTAAATGTCCCAAATGGACACACTCTCAACGTAAGGCACCATCTCTTCTTGAGACTGGTAATGCCACACTCCATCTTCACCAACAGCCCACTGCGCTTTCTCTTTGTAGTCAACAAGCGGGCCTTTAAGTATGCCTGTGCCGTACAGGTTGCCGCTATGGATAACCTGACGCATTACGTCTCTGTACTTTGTATCGCTGAGCTGGTCATTAATGCGTCGAGACATAAGCTCAGCTCTACGCTTTGCCTCTTCAGCCACGATCATCACAACGTCCGACTCTGTAGGCTGTCGCTGTGCAGCCTGTGTCCACTCCATTACCTTCTGATTGACTACCTCAAGGGGCAACCGTGGATCGGGAGAGGGTGCAATGTTCCAGTTACTCTCGCCGCTAGACGGGAATTGAAGGTCCATAATGCGGGCATTGACGGCGTGTACCTTCGTCCGTGTGAGTGGAATAAACGCACGACTCCTACCTTTGGGCATACGCTTGCGGGTAGAAGGGGGATAGATACCCTTGTACTGCCTCAGATCGTTGAGAAGCCTATCCTCAATGTCGAGCTTGTTACGCTCGGCCTCTTGGAAGAGAGCATAGAGGGTGGAACCGATGTTGAAGCCAAGGCTATCAATGTCAGTTGCCTTAGCCTGGCTCTGCCCATCTTCAATAAGGGGCAAGGCTGGCTGTCCCAGGACAAGGGGCGAAGCGTCCTGTTGTGGTTGTGTATATTGTTCGGGGGTCATTACTACCTCATTGGGTCTTTGTGTAAGTTAGATTACGCTAGTAGCCAGCCGTACTATCCATCGGTACGGCGCTTGGCCTCGCTGTTCTTCTGGTCGCTGATCGGATTAGCCTATTACGCTGCTCTTCAAGTGAGAGAGCTAAATATTGCAGTGCGTCGTGTGGATGAGAGTATTCGTTTTTGTCTGGCTTATCCTTGAACCTCGTGCCACTAACTTGCAGTCGCTTATATGCGTAGCCACCAAGGAAACCCTTACGAAGCATCTTGCATTTAGGACTGAGTACAAAGGCTGGTTCGCCATCGACCATCTTAGTAAGGAAGCCAGCTACAGCTTCACGACGAGCGGTGAAGTCGTTTGTCCAGGCTGGTTCTGTCGGCAGGCCAGCAGCTTGAAGTTCTTGCAGACAGGTTGTCTCGTTGGCTTGGCTTCGCTGGACGCCTGCGGGGTCGCCTGTCGAATGGATGTCAAATCCGCGATAATGGCTTGACAGATAGGGCAAAACAACTTCCCGTGAGAATTGCCTAATACCCATCCCTTCGCTGACGATCTCATCAAGAACCAGTAGCTTGCCTCGTGGCGTGAGCTGGCCGATGATACAGGCTGGTGTAAGCCCGAAGTCCCATCCCAACATGAGCGGCACCTTGAGGATCGGCTCTATGTTGACCTCGCTCTGGCAGTGCTGACCATCGGAATACTCAGGATAAACAGGCTTACCATCCATGATAACGCCATACTCTCCCATGATGTAGACCTTAATCCATTCATCAGTTTTGCCAGGAATCTGACGCATGTAGTAGTCGAAGCCGAGAGTGTGGTTCTTAATGTTCTCTGCCTGCGGATTGGGGAAATACTTATCTCCAACCTTTACAACAGCCCCAGGCTGACGGAAGAAACGATAGCCCCTTGGCCTCTCTTCCTCTGCCATGCGGTAGTACCAATGCTGGTCATCGGGTGGGTTGGTGTCCATGATGATGCCAGACCAGTAGGTATTATTACCCATTGAGCGCTTAGAGGGATAACGGCCAACACGACCAGTGAGCATCGTGAGGACGCTAAGGTCGATCTCCTTTGCCTCGTTGATCCAACCACCTGTAAGCTCCAAAGAGAGTAGCTTCTTTACGTCTTGTGGCCTGTCCAAAGCCAAAAAAATAACCTCGAAGTCTAGCCCTGTGCCGTCTCCGAGGTCTTTAATGGTCATCGTACCCGTGATCGGTACGTCCCATTTTATCTTGCAAACATTCGGTGGAAGCCACTCCTCAAATGTTTTAATAAGTGTGCTTTTAAGTTCTGGATATGTGTTACGTATTGCGGCCCACCTAGAGCGCCTTACTCCGTCTGTGCATGGCGGCTGAGCAATGGCCCTTGCCAACATTTCTATGGTACACGCAACGGACTTGCCACTTCCGATAGGCCCCATAATGCCACGGACAAAGCTGTTATCCGCATGAAAGAGCTGGCAGGTAGGCTCTGCTTTGTAGTTAATCTGCATTGCTACCTTCCCCCTGCATCTCCCGCCGTACCTCGCAAATGGTGTCTACCCACTCGCGGAGCCAGTCGGCGCTCTGCTCTTCAATAACCTTGTCCTTCTTCCCTCTGTTGACGCGCCTTGCACGTTTTACCGTAAATCTATCTACGCTCCCGCCTATTTGTCTGAAAGTCCTACCCATCTAACAGTAACCCTCTTTAATTTCACAGTAGCCAAATGGCCGTCGATACTTATCATCAAGATTGACGACCACGCTAAACATATAGTGCTGCTCAAATAACGAACCGCTTTCGCTACAGACAAGATAGTCTTCAGTGAGGTATGTGTAGTCTGGTTCGACAATATCGTGCAGGTGCCTAGAGTCTCCCTTGCACCCCCTAATTGGGGCACGCTCTGGCGTTGTACGCCTGATCCGTGTGGGTATTGGGCACCGCTTGTTTCGGTTGTCAGTGGAACACAGTTCCTCAAAGACTGCATTAAATATACTATTGCACATAATTATCTTCCGCTATCTTTTCCAGTTCGTATAAGTATCTGTTTAACTCTTCCGTATCCGCTCTATCTAAGCAGATACCCCCGTCCTCTGTCACCAGCACACTACTTAGAGTCGGTGGCAGGGGAGGGGGTTGCCTTTGCCTTTGTTGCATCGCTGTGCATCCCGCCATACTTAGCAGCGAAATAAGCGCCAGGATTGTTACTAATATCTTTAGCTTCCGCTTTGTCACGCTCTATACTCTCCTTGCGCTGCCTGCTTGACATAACATCTATAGCAGCCAGTAACAAGCGTCCTATTGTGTCTAAGAGAGCAATTAGCCTTGTCACGGCAATTACTTCTTAGCCTTACCAACCACGAGAGCAAGAGCTTCAATAAACTTATAGACCTTGCCGAGCTTGGTATTAGGGTCTGGTGTGTTAGTGCTGGCAGTCACAAGAGAAGCTGCGACACACACGGCACCAGCCACAATAAGAACCTGCTCAGCTACTTCGAGAATGGTGTTAATCTCCATAGTCTCAACGCCTCCAATAAGTGTTAGTTAGTTAACTGTGCGCCACCTAGAGTAGAGTAGAAGTGCGCCCTGGAATGGCAGAACGCACATAACAGGACGGTCTTCTTTAATTCTGGCAGCACACGCTTTTCCCAATGTGCATCTATGTCCACAACGCTCTGGGCAACAAGGTCAGCTATTGTCGCTTCCTTTTGGTCGCTATCTATGTGGTGGAAGTGAAATGCAGCCTCAGTATCAGGCGTGACCCTTACACCGCAGCCAATACACGCATTGCCAGAATAACTATAAATGCGCCTTTTTAACTCTTTTCTATTATTGGCGTACAGGTCTAGGTTGCTGCGCCTACGCTCTGCCTCAATTTGGCATCTGCAATACTTACACATGGACTGATGCCCGTCAGGTGCAGATGCCTTTTTGTGGAACTGATCTATTGGCAATGCCTCGCCACAACGTGTGCAGCGCTTAGTTACTTGGTTAGTTGCTTGGTTAGAATCTGCCGTCGTAGAGCCTCCGTTATAGTTTGTAAGTGGTTGTAATTACTTGAAGTTTATATGGATGGTCTGGATGTGAAAATGCGTGAGCAGAAAAGATACTACCCGCGCACCAGGGCGGGGGGCCGTGGTCCCTATGGGGGTGGGGGTGCCATCGTCTGCCTGTGTCCCGCTTCCCATGCTCCCAGGCCTTGACCCGTTGACTACTAGTCAACCGACCTAACCATATAAAGCCCAATGATTCCGCACGTTTACGTTACTCTTTACCGCCTAAGTCTAGCTTGAATGTGACGGCCTTGCCCGTTTCAACGTCCAATGACAGCGCTTTTTGCTTGGGATAACAGTAGCTTAACAGCTCTTTCAATAAATCCGCACGGATACGTTGGCTCGTGTCGGGATCGTCAATAATCCCGCATATTTGTTTAACAACGTCCACTTTGTTAGCTGTTAGTTTTTCCGCGATGCTCCCGCTTGTTTCTTTCGCACTACCCATAGCCACCTCACTATTTTTAC